ATAAATTTTAGTACACTGGATGCGCATAATGGCTGAACGGTTGAAAGAACTACAGAGAGAAATTAAAAGAAAGGAGAAAGAAAAGACACCAACCCCCAAGGATGATGAGATTGTGGCTCCTATCCCTACTGTGGATGAACCATCGATCCCGACTAAGACGAATCCTTTTCTCGATTCAACCACTTTTTCCACACTACATAACTCATTGTATGGCAAGCAGATATCTAGTGTAGATGAAGAGCTAGCTAAATTGTGTGAATCAGAATATAAATTACAGCAAAGGATATCTGAAGAACAGATCAGTGCCTTAAGACAATTTCTAACTATTAGGAGCGGCGCACCTCAAGAAGTACAATATGTGGATAGAAACTGGATGGAAGCCAACAAACACGTTTCATCTTTCCTGGGAGATGTAAAATTGATGTTTGGAGACACAGCAGGCAAGTTTCGTTCTACTAGTAAATCTGTGGACTCCATCCAGAGTGTGACATCAGATGTGCAAGTAACACAGAGGAAGCAGACACGATCTGAAATACGTAACTCTTACCGCGTACAGAGAAAAACCAAGGTTGAGCAACCCCTGAAACCAAACACATTGTATGTGTATACTTACAAAGGATTAGCACGCGTTGTGTTGCGCTTCGTACCGAAAGTAGAAACTTTGCCTGATGATGCGAAACAGACTGGACAGAAGACTACAGCATTCACATATGATGATTTGAGCCCTACGTGGAAACATGTACTCACAGAAGCTAAACGGGCTTTTCCTAATCATAACTATCCCGATTGCATTCATCCCATGACATGGTCCCAGTGGTTAGAAGAGAATAAAGATGATGTGAAAGTGTTAACACAGTACGCACATAAACTTGACTATGTGACCCTGTTGCAAGATTTCAATTTATATGTTGCAAAGGGAGCGAGTAGAGTACGTAATATCGATCTCTCAACTTTACCGCCTTCCATTAATGTCATGGATCATTTCGACTTATATGGAGACGATAGCATGAGAGAATACATCAGATCGGGTGAATGGTATAATCTACTAACACACGCAGAGCAGGAAGGAGTAGAAGTGAATGATAGCGAGAAGGTCTTTGCCAATCCCGATACGTATGTGTTAAACCTTAAGAAGTACTTTCTAAGAAGGTTTCAACAGGAAGTTGCTTCCACTGGGATGACACCACTGACTGATGAACTGCTCAATATCATGTTTGTGCACTGGGACATCATTGTGAATGCAGAACCTAAACTACAGGTTATTAAGGATGATCTCCTCAAATACTACTCTAAGTATGGTGTGGATGCCACGTTTGATTACAATATGAAGAGAGGAGAAATGGCAGTGGTGACGCGTGGACATTTACTGGCTCATAAAGTGTTAGAATGCGCACTACGAGTTGTTGAAACGATCTACACGTACGACTTGAAGGATGAGAAGTTCAAAGATATCTTAATCGACTTGGGACGATTGATTATGAGAGATCCAATATATGGCACAACTACTGTACGTGACGCTACTACTGTAATGAAACAGCTAATGTACACTCAGGGGAAAGAGTTTAGAAGAATTATATTTAAGAAGTATGATTACCTCAACTTCAATGAGCCTCTAGTATTAAAAGGCGATGAGCTGACTGATCAACCTCCTACACTACTAGCTACCACTCACTATGAAGAAATGGATAAGAAAAGGATTGACTCTTTAATCAAAGCGAATGAACACGCAGGTAGAATCTTACCTATGTCAAGCATCTACCGTTGCAGATATACTGATTCTCTGGACCTCATCGGAGACGCAAATAGATACTTCTCAGCTTTAACGACATTGGAAGCAGTAGCAGGATTCGCTAGTTCAGATCTTTTATCCGGATTTATTGATAGTAATGAGTCAATTGAATTCACTGGAACTGAACGCCTACGTAAACTGCTGTATTATAGCGTAAGAGAGCAAATCATCACCCTCAACACGTCAACTGTGCCAAGACCCTCACTGCTAAAGGTGTTGCTATCATCTGCGAAAGACACTGCCTCTGCATCAGTACAACCCATCACATTTAGAATCTATAAAACCACACCTGAGTATGATGGCGACACCTTGAATATGGTGGAGTCAACAGTGGAAATGTCAACGCGCCAAAAGAAGCCAAATCTATTGAAAGCCGCGGAAATACTAAGATCTACAGTCACCACAAATGCAGAGATAGTCATCTCAGGCGGTACACGTGCTGTGCAAGGTGGGAAGGGAGCGAGAGCCGTGTATCCTACTAAACAGCCTTACCACATAGGAGGATCCTTGTTATTTCACAAGGTAGATGCTGTTGTGAATGCGAACAAGAAGTACCGTAGTGTTTCCAACAAGTATGGTCAGGGCATAAGTAATGCGATTCCACATATAGGTGTACCCGAAGTGATAGCAGTGTCTTCGGATGGACTGGCTGTTTGCTTGGCGTTAGATGTATCTGCCTTTGATGTCGCTCAGAAGTATACTGAGACAGAAATAGAACTTGCGATGCGTGATGGGTTCCTTGACTCTGAGACATCTATGGTTTCTGGAGAAACGGTGCTTGAGCGTATGAATCCAGCAGACTTGGCAAATAATCTACTCACAAACACACCTCCTAAATATAAATACCAAACGGCATTGGGTGATATCATTATTTTGCAACATGGTAATAGGTCAGGTGTACCCTGGACTGGAACTCAGAATGACTTAGTCAATGTGAGTAATCACCATATGGCTTACGATGAGTACAAAAAGCGTGTTGCGGAATTACAGCGACAAGGAAGAATCTCTGTCAATGTTAATGACAAGCATCACATCGTTCGTGTGTTTGGAGATGATTCTACATTCATCATGACGTATGATGAGCCACCTACTGCTGAGGAAGTACATTTGATGTGTGCCACTTTTGTTGAGAGTTACCAAGAAACTGCAGGTACACTAGGATTCGCCATCAACGCTAGGAAAGGAATGATAGGTAGATACGGAAGTGAGTACCTCAAGAATACAGCTATCTATGGAAACATCAAATCAGTCAATCAGGTGAAGTTCCGTGGATCTGAAAAGTCGGCAAGTTACCATTTTGGCGTTTCTGAGAAGGTGTCTATGATTAGGGATATCACAGACTTAACCATCACTAGGGGCTGCGATGAGACAAGGAAATGGAAATATAACTTGATGATGCTACCAGTGGACCTAACGACGCGAGCTGGAGCGTTTAGAATGTACAATCTGTGTTCCATAATGACTGGTGTTGGTAAGATGTACCTAGGAGGGACACTCAACAATAAACTAATTGCTTCATACCATGGGCACCCTTATGGCTGGAACTTTGATGACAACCTCATCAAAACTGCCAACTCTATCGGTGCTATATCTGACTCATCCTACGATGCCATTTCTACCAAGATAACAAACCTGCCTGACTTTAAAGATTCACAGAGAAGGATAACAAAAGATGTAGTCACTGCTGGTAGGCTTCCACAACATCTCAACAGGTATGGCAAATCTAACATATTAAGGCATATATTGGCGTCTGCAGCGATGGGGCCACTGTCACAGATTGAGAAGAACGTCAATGCCTACAACGTCGCTATAGGAATAATGGGAGGTAAGCTGGAAGCACCGACTGTCCTCGAACGGCTGAAAATCGGATTCAAGTATGTAGTGATGTCTGACCTTAATCAAGATGATTACTCACCTTACTCTTGTCAGGGCCTACAGTATAGAAGGATGTTGGTTCATTGGGGATTAAATGACTCAAGGATCACTTCCTTCGACCCAAAGAGCAAGCTGCAGCACCTATTAGCTAAGAATTCTCAGATCTTGCCAATACACTTTGATATCGAATTCGTCTACAGACTCTACTTGCAAGCTGGTACGATGGGATTCTTGCAGGTTATGTCATACTACCAACTACCTGACACACTAACTCATGAGATGCTAGCTGCTGTTGTCTCTTTGGAACTACAACTTGGCAATGATAAATACGCTGTTGATATGGGTGTATACTCTAGTCAGGCTGGACAGATACGTATAAATGATGCACTGATGGATAGTATTATTCAGCATAGACGCGGACCAGCATTGCCCATTATTGATAAGACCTTAAACCGTCTCCTCCTACACACATACATGCTTATGTTTGGACTGATGGGGAAGTCGATCGATAGTACTAAAGTAGACCCTACACTGAGTTGGCGAGCCATATTGGAATCCAATGATCAACGTGTTGCGCAACTCTCTGAGCTTCTCACCGCCGTGTAGTCGTCTTGCGTTGTACTAACGATCAACGAT